GTTGTAGATGCTGTGTTCCCATTTTAGCATCTGCTGGCTAACATGCTGATCAAATCGACTCGCATCAAGACCTAAACACACGGTCTTTTCAAACGAATTAAACTTCTTTAAAAGAATATCAGCAGTTTGCACTGCATTAAACCCCTTAACAACAACTGGGGTCTCAGATTTAAACACCTTTTGAATTGCGCTATATATCTGATGCTCAACGGGTTTTAGGTAACGTCCTACACCCACATTATAAACAGGCCTTCTCGGCTGGATACATCGTGGTGCCTTATTAGAAGGTACTTTTTCGCACTTAACAAAACTATCACTGTATGCGTCGCGTCTGCGAACACCATGGGTGGTAAAGTCTACTACTGCTTGATCATATATGGTTCTCTTACGTCCAGTGTACATCTCAGCAAATTGCTCAGGGGAAACAGGGGAGGCGATACCCAAAATACTGACCAAACTATGTCGGAATTTCCGCAACTTACGAAAGACAGTCCGCTCTTCGGGCTCTCCAACAAGTTGGTACTCTCCATCCACGTTGTGGTAAAAGACTCGCTCCAGCAAAGCTGTGTTGAGTGTGTTGAGATCGGGATCATTTATTTTTAAAGTCCTATTATCACCGGAGATCCCGTTCATTACAAACATCCGACGACTACGACAGTCAGCCTTTCCGTCTAAGTGCATGGTCAGCTGCGCAGTCCCAAGATTACTCTTGTGACTAACGCCATGTACTACGGAAAAGCCTCCTCAAGCCTCCGCGAACCCAGCAGCCTTTTTGAGTTCAAAAAACTCAGACTGCCTGTCACGGGCAAGAACACAGCTCGCTACCTCCATTCCCTCCATTTCGTACTTATCAGGTACAAATGTTGCCGCAATAATCAACGGTAACACCTTTTGAAGGTGGGTAAAGCGAAGGTTATGTGATCTCATAACCTCTGTGGCATACCTCCGAACAGCTCGGAGGTTGGCTTCAGTTGGGCGGGGAGTACCAAATTTAGCTTTAACAGCAGCGACAATCTCACGCTGGAACGCAAAGCGTTCACCGCTCTTGATGCGACGTTTGGCCTTCATTGGCTCATCCCCCTCCTCAACCAGGTTGGGTCGTGCGACCTCAACCAACTCTTCATCAAGTTCCTCATTACATCCACCTTCGAGAACTCTTAACAAAGCTTCATCATGCTCAGTGGAATAATACCACGAGCGCGCAAATTTATAGAATAACCTAACGGCTTTACGGACCATTGTGCACCACGCGAAAAACCGGATGAATCTCTGACGTATAAACCAGAACCATACAGCTAATGGGGTGGAGCAAATAAGCACTGTGAAAATTAGAACCAAATAGTCACCAAAATCATACCCATGGGAAGGTACCAAGTTCCCATTACTCATATTAAATCGTTGTTCGTGTGTTGTAGTCATGATTGATTTAAAATTTGAGTAGGCGTTTGCCCTGCTTAAGGGTGGAAAAGGTAGAGATTTCCACTCCGTTAACTTATATTTGTGCGGGGGGTTAACATACCCCGGTTACACGCCCCTCCACGCGCGCAACAGTATCATCCTATTGATGATTCCTATAGTCCCTCAGGTGATCACTGGGTTGCTACCCCAATCGATGCTCATGGTCTAGCTTACGCTATTAAAATCACCTTATATTCCAAGCAACCAATTTGGAATGGTATCGCAGACTAGGACACTTGTGGGTATTACCAGCAGAACAATTGTTCTCCCACCGTGCAGTCCCCAAAAGGGGGAATTGCCCCCAAGGAACAATTAACCTCGACTACTGGTTAACTGCTACTCCTTAGGAGTGAAAACGTAGCAAATTGGACCTAGTATCCATG